ACTCGCCACTGCCGGATTGATCATTGTGAACACCCCACAAGTTTTGAATCCCGAAAATCAAGGTGAAGCCCAAGTGAGCATCACCGAAGCTGGTAATCAAGTGTTGGCTCAGTTGAATGCTACACAAGCCCTTGCCGCTGCACCCGCAGTTGCTCCCGTAGCTGCCCCTGCCCCTGTTGTTGCCGCTCCCGTAGCTGTTGCACCAATCTCAGTACCGACCGCTGAGCCCGCAGATGGATTGACTCAAGGCATCATCGCTGCACCCGTTGCAGCACCAGTATCAATTGCCCCTGTTGCTGTTGCACCGGCTCCCGTCGCTGTTGCACCAGTGCTTGACGCAACAGTCGACGCAACTCAACTTGGTGGTGTCGTTCAAGCTGAAAGCACGAACTTGACCATCGGAGTTGATCAAGATGGTGACGGCAAATTCGAAATCGAAATCGATACTGCCATCCCAATGCCGAAGATTGAGCGTGGCAATAACCTTGCTGGTTTCATTCGCGAGTCGAAGTACCCATTCGATACGCTTGGTGATCCCGGTAAAGACCCCAACACGGGGCAACCAATCTACGCTTCGTTCCACACTGCCGCAACTGAGAAGAAGCCGGAGCCGTGGAAGTCGCTCGCGTCGACCGTTTCAGCACAGAACAGCAAGTACCAAGAAGAAGTTGTTCCTCAAGAAATGGTGACCGTGAAGAAGCGTAAGCTTCGTCGTGATGCCGAAGGAAACGGAATGTTGGATTCCAACGGCAAGAAGCAATACGACACTGTTGAAACGCAAGAAGCAAAGAAAGTTCCAACTCGCAAGTTCGCTTGCCGTCGAGTTGGTGCTGACGATCCACGCGGTGTTGGTTGCCGTGTTTTCCGCACGATGTAATTGAAGAAGCAGACTTGGGTGGATGACTCCCATTGGGAGTTGATTCGGGAAGAACCGTGGTTGGCGAAAGCTGGCTCCGGTTTTTTTTTGTGTTCGAGCGGGGTTGACAAATCCGTCTAGGTCTCTATCGTCTTGTTGGAGCGGTCACGCTCACTTTACGGATTCTTGGAAATCTTTAGTTAAATGCCCGATATTAAGCTATTCCCCGGCGATTTGTTCTTTGGTCGAATCATTGCCGGTCCACCGAGCGATCCGATCCGACTTTCAAATCAACAATTATCAATGGTTGTTGGGGATGGTCTTGGTTATCAAATACCACAATCTAAAGTGCGAACGTCTAACATGCAAGTTAGCAGTGTGACGGAAGATGGCAACGGATACGTTCCCGTTGTCGTCACTGAGCATGTTCGTGTGTCCAACACCGCAGTTTCCGTAGTTGCAGTTGATGATGCTGGTTATGTGGCATCGAACGCAGTCAGAGTTTCCAACTCTATGATATCCGTGGTTACCGAACAAACATTAGCATATCTTGAAGTTATACCACCAGCATAGGCAGTACAAATGGCAATTACATTCCACGACCAGTATGGTTTTGAATTCATTACCACACCTAATGAAATTAGTTTTCAGTCGCAACGATTACGGTATCTCGCCGAACTTGTCGATCCTGATAGTGTCGCCTACATTGCCGCTGGCAATGCTATCACCAACACGTCAATCATCACTGGAGTTCAAGGTGGTAACACCAAAGCTTTGCGAATGACTGCCCATGCTGACGGCGAGTCTCACATTGCGGTTTACCAACTGAATGCACCACTGACCAAGTTGACGGTTCATTTGGGATTCCGAGTAGACACGTTAGCCAATGAACGCGATAACAATCACGATTGTTTGATTTCAATTCCTGGATTCGGACTCACTGGGGCACAGTTTTGGATCAACTCAGACGGCTTTGTTCAATTGTTTGACGAACTTACTTCGTTGCAAATTGGAACCGGACTTGTCACTACGGACGTTTGGCATCACTTGGTTGTTGAAGTTGACGTTGTCGCAAAAACAGTCAGTGTCCGATTGAACGGTGTGGTGCAGTTTACCCACACTTATGTTGCCGCCCCGGCAGACGTTGATCGCATCGCACTTGGCTCACCGTCGAATGCTGGCGAGTATCACGACTTCGATAATTTGGTTGTCTACGCAGTGACCGTGGTTGACGAAGACGCTGGACCATTAGTGGTGTCGGACTCGGTCGCAGTTGCTACGTCAGCAAACAACGCTTTCGGTGTTTTCGGAGCCGCGACACTCCACGAAGCAATTGATGAAGTCGATAGCGATGACGACACTACTTACGTCGAAGCTTCCGCTATCAACTCTAACTTCTTTGCGATTCCCGACAATCCAACCTTTACTGGCGAACTGAAAGTCATTGAAATGTGGGCAGAAGTTCGCCATACCATTTCGTCTAAGACCGTGCAAATGCAGTACAAAGTTGGAGGAGCCGCAGTCGACTTAGGTGCGACCGAAGCCACCAGTGCCGCTTACACGCAAATCAACAAACGCAACGCAGCACTTGCTATTCCGGTGGGTGGAGCGAATCAACTTGTATTCGGGTTGAACAAAGACGATTGATTTCTCGCCGACGCGGGTTTGCACTCGAATAGCTTAATCACGAAATTGGACAATGGGGTATGGAAACCGTAACTTTGCTTGGAGTCATCGACGCTCAGACTGGAGTGTTGTTGACCGTTGTAGTGTTGGCGGCATTTTGCATTTGCGGAGTCGCAGCATTCACAAGCGGGAAAATTCAAGCAACCCTTGCCTCATTAGAAAAAGCAATTGAAGACTTAAAGGGGAATCACGAAACTGTGCAAGACTCCATAGTTGAAATTTCGAAGATGCAAGGTGCCATTGAAGTTTACAAAAAACTCATTGACGATCATGGCGATTTGCTCCAGAAGCAAGGTAACTACATTGGTAAGTTACTGGAGCGAACTCGAATCCACGGAGCAACGTTAACGTCAGTTGTTAACGCATTGCGAGAAAGCGATTTGAATATCAACATCACTGCCGACAACTTGCAAGCTCAAGTCGGTGACGGAAACACGCAAGAGCGAGGTTAACAATGCCAAACGAATTCAACTTCAATGCCAATAACCAACAAATACAAGTTGGTGATAACAACTCGCAAACCCAAAACATCGGAAGCGATGAACACAACTGGAAAGACGTGTTCGATGATTTGATTGAGCAAACTCAAGACAAAGAGTTCTTGCCCGACACCGATCCCGAAATCGTTGAAACCTACGGCACTCCGTTGAAGCTCGCGACCTCAGCGATGGACCAAGCTGAGACTGATATTCAAACGTCGGAAAATTCTGACGAGCCACTGTACCAAAGCGAAGACGATTTTGATGACGAGTCATCAACATGGACTGACCGCTTCAAAACGTTGCTGCCGCTCGGCGTGAAGATCGGTGTGAGCGTCGGGAAAGCGGTTGTCGATTCCTACGTCAAAAAATCTCCAGTAGTTGCGGGTTTACAAGCTTTGTTTTCAGAGATACAATCCAACTCCTAATAAACAATTGCCAATGTCACAAGGTGTGTTATGAAAAAGTTTTCGACGGAAAGAATAGTATCAATTGCGGTTGGTGCCATTACGCTGTTCATTGCCTACCAGTTTTGGTTCGGCTCCGGCATCTTCAACGGTTGGTTTGAGCAAGGTGTTGAGACTGGCAAGCTCGGTGCTGGCTCCGCTGACTTCATGTCGCAATCCCTGGAGATCGTGCTGACCGTATTGTCGACCATCGGCACCGTAATGATCTCGAACTTTTTCAAGATCACGCAGTGGATTTCTGGAGCGTTCGCGGGTGACGACGATCCCGAAGATGATCAAGGTGACTTACTCGCAACAATTCGACGAACCATCACTCGGCAACAACAGGGTGATTACAGTCGTGTGCTAATGCAAGCTATCGTCGAAGGTGACCGCGATTTGACAATTGCAATGGCTGAGCGAATTAACGGTGGTAAGTTTCTGACTGCAACTTCACCAAGCGGCTTTCCATCTAGCGGAGATTCAAACTAATGTCGTACTCACCCTATAACCAAGTGCCGCAATCGACACCGCAATCGAAGACGCAGAAACAACCGGCACCATTAGCATTCATAATGATGTTAGTTGTCGCTGGTTTGATTGCGTTCGTTTATGCTCAACAGACTGGACTGCTTAACAACGATACTCAAGTGGTCGTTGATCCGAGTGACAGCAATGACGATGCACCAATTGGTGACAAAGTCGAAATGAAAGACACTTATGTCGTGCGAGTCTTCGAGACCGCAGCGGACAAAGAGTTATGGTTAACAAAGCAAGTTAACAATGAGCAATTTTGGATTAAGTGGGTCGCTGAGCAAGGTATGAATCTGCATACACTTGATCCAATTGACGGTGATGGTAATCCCAACCCGCAAGCCGCGACGTTTGTTAAAGCTGCGAAAGACCGTGGAATCAATTCCCCATTTTGGATGCACGTAAAGAAGGGTGGCAATGTGCTGACCATAACACCCTTTGAAGAATCAGTCAGCGATGATACTTGGAAAACCATCATTCAAAACTCGGTGAAATAACTATGCCAAACGAATTCGAATTTGAAATCCCCGGTGGTGGCAAAGTCTACACTGGAAACCAAGTGCCCGACACCATGCCGTTGTCGTTCGTGGCGTTTCCGAAGCCCAAGATTAGAACGCTTGCTCAGATCGCAGAACTCACGCGAGACTCGCAGACATTGAAAGTTCAAGAAGAATGGGCGAACGAAGTCGAGTGGTTCAATCAGGGTCGTCGTAGTTCTTGTAACGCTTACATGATTGCTTGGATCGTTTGTGTTTTGATCTGGCGATTCACTGGCAACAAAGTCAGACTGTCACCGGAGTGGGTCTATTCTATTATCAACGGTGGTAAAGACGGTGGCTCAATGCTTGACGACGGAATGGTCCAAGCGTTCGAAGGTGGAATGCCAGCTTACGCTGCCGCATTCTATCAACGCTACAAGCAAGGGCAATTCGGGATGGAAGAAAAGCGTTGGGCGAAACAATCAGCGAACGATCACAAGTTTGCCGAGTGCTACAAAGCACCGACCGACAGTTTCGAAAACATGATGCTCGCATTGTTTACTTGCATTGCAGAAGGTGGAGCCGTTGGTATGGCAGTCCATGTGGGCAACAACTACATGAAGTCGGGCAAAGTCGCTGGATTTGACAATGGTAAAGGCAACCACGCAATCGCTGGTGTCCAACTTCACTTGAAAACAAACAACCCACGATCAATCGAAGACATTGATATTGTGTCTCCGCAATCTTGGGGAAGGAATTTCGCTAATCGTGGTTTCACGCGAATCACTACAAAACATTGCCATGAACCGGTACGTTACCATGCTTTCTATTGCGTTCGAGCGGTCACTGCGACCCAAAACGCAGTTGAGACTTGCCGAATTAAGTAACAACTAATTTCACACGGAGAACACGAGACATGAAACGCTGGACTATTATTTTGATGATGTTCGTTATCGCATTGCCAATGGCAACACAAGCCCAAGAGCTTAACGAACCAGTCGCTTATGGCGACAGTATTGTTGATGAACCAACGCAAACGGTGGACGAGTCGCAGCTATTCCAGCGTGTCGATGAACTCACCGAAGTCGTTAATACGCACAGTGACCAGATCGCAACTTTGGACGCCCGGGTCAAAAAATTGGAAGGGGGCACGCTTGCGGTCTCCGCTCCGATCGGCTCGACGCTTGGAACGCTTCGCTCAACACTGAGAAAGCCCGGCACAGTCTCGTATGGGTCCACTGGATCACGACTTGGTGGTGTCGTCACAAGTTCCAGGATTGTCAGCATCGGCGAGCCCGTGGTGACCAGCGTGAGCTATGGACCGTTGGAACCAGTAATCGTACCAACCGCTCCGACAATCGTGACCATGCCAATGTTAGCCGCACCGGCAACTCAACAGCAAGTCTCGCGACGAACCGTTCGTGTGCCATTGCAAGAAGTTCGGACAACCAACGTGAGTTATGAAAATTGCCCCGGTGGTAATTGTCCAACTCCGCGAGCATCGTTTTTAGGTAACTCCAATCGACCGAAGTTACTTCAACCCCGCACTTGGCGAATGTGAACTGGTGGCACCAACAACCAACGAGTTAGTTCTCAATGGACTGTTGGTGGAGCAATGCCCGGTGACGTTACTTGGCACTTGATTAACGAACACGGAATATCAGCTGGAACTGTTTATTCGATGACTGTGAGTCAACGTTACGCATTGCATGACCAAATTCACAATTCTGGTGGATAATGAAAGAATACCTAATTTTAGGTTTACTAATACTTGTCGCACTCGTGATACTTCAACGCGGGTGCGGCAATCTTGGTGAACGATTCCGAGAACGTCAAGAAGAACGGCAGATTGACCGGGACGAGCGTAAACAAGAACGTAAAGACCGAATCGACGACCGTAAAGACAATCGGGGTCGTTTCATGGATGGAAAGAGAAGGTTTAAAGATCGACGTGGACGCAATACCGAACCAGCACCATACGAGCACGGAAGTTGAGTTGAAAAAGAAGTTCGCCTACGAGCTTCTTCGCAACCCTAACAATCCATTTGCCGCAGCTAATGAAGTTCCGGTACCAATGAAAATCCGTACCCACATGGTGTCGGATTGGACGTTTGACCCCGTCGTGCAAAAATTCAAAGACGAGCTTCTGGAAGAACACGGAGCCCGTTACTTCTTACCGAACCGTGAAGACGCGGCTCGCTTGATTTGGGACAAAGCACAATCGTGCACGCCCGATGACTTCAACAAGCTAATGAAACTCTATGGTGACTACATGGGCTTCATCGAAAAGCCCGGTCTCACAGTCAACAACACCACCAACGTGCAACACAACGTTATGCACGTACCGATGGCAGCAAGCGAAGACGAATGGCAAGCTCGTGCAACACTGCAACAAGAAACGCTAACTGCGAAGCTCATTGAGCAAGACAAAGCGAGTAAAGGTAAAGCCAGCTTAGAAGTCATCAAAGGTAGAGTCGCAGAACTCACCAACGGTGAAGCCCAATGATAGTTTTGCCAGATAACAATGTCGTTTGGGCTCCGATTCCAGGATCATCGCAAGAACTGGCATTGACTTCACCTACCGACATAACCTTCTTCGACGGAGCCCGTGGACCCGGTAAGACGATTGCTCAGTGCATGAAGTACCGCAGTCGTGTGGGTATCGGGTACGGGAAGTTCTGGCGTGGCATCATCTTTGACCGTGAGCATGATAACCTTGCTGACTTGGTCGCACAAACCAAACGTGAGTTTCCGAAGTTTGAAGACGGTGCCCGCTTCAAAGAGTCTAAGGGTGACTACAAGTGGGTTTGGCCGACCGGCGAAGAACTTATGTTTCGTCACGTTAAGAAGCCCGAAGATTACAGTGGTTTCCACGGCTGGGAAATCCCATTTCTTGGTTGGAACGAGATAACGAAATATGCCACACGATTTCTTTATGACAAGTTTATGTCAATCAATCGTTCTTCTTTTCATCCTGAAAAAGACACCCCGAAAATCAAAGAAGGGAATCGGTTTGTGTACGCAACGCATGATCGCGAACCGCTGCCACCAATACCACTCGAAGTATTTATTACCACGAACCCGAACGGTCCCGGTCACAACTGGTGCAAAGAAGAATTCGTTGATCCGGCACCACCGGGTCAGATCGTTCGTAAACGAGTAGAGTTGTACGACGATCTGAAAGACGAAACGCGAGTTGTCGAAAAGACACAAGTGCGAGTCTTCGGAAACTTTTACGAGAACCCATACATTCCCGATGCGTATCGAGCGAGCATCATCGAAGCGTGCGAACGTGATCCGAACTTGAAAGCCGCATGGGTCTTTGGTGACTGGGCTGTTAACGCTGGTGGTGCAATTGACGATCTTTGGCGTGATCCAATTCATGTGATTGAGCGATTCGCGATTCCGAAAGATTGGATTGTGGACCGTGCGTTCGATTGGGGCTCCACGTCACCGTTCTGCACAACGTGGTGGGCAGAAGCCAATGGCGAAGAAGTGGAATTGCTCAACGGTCGAATATGGGCTCCACCACGCGGCACATTGTTTTGCATTTCCGAAGACTACGGAACGCACAAGATTGGTTCCAATGTAGGCTTGAAGTTATCAGCTAAAGACGTGGCACTCCGAGTTAAGAAGATTGACGATCAATTGCGAAGTGAGTTGTGGATTAGCTCGCAAGTGCGACCGGGACCGGCAGACAATTCAATTCGCAATGTAATTCAATCTGACGTTGACACCATCGAAACCCAAATGGCTGATCAGAAAGTTCTTTGGAGCGAGTCTGACAAGTCACCGGGTTCCAGAATAAACGGCTTGCAACTTTTTCGCGACCGACTGCAAGCGTCGGCTCGACAAGAAGGTCCAGGAATTTACTTCTTCCGCAATTGCGTAGGGTGCAATAAAACATTACCATCCCTGCCCCGCGACGAAGACAAACCCGACGACGTTTGCACAGAATCAGAAGATCACTTGTACGATACGGTTCGCTACCGTGTTCTCAAGTCAGCTAACCGATACGCGACAAACCTTAACGTGCAATGGAACTAAGATGCTTACACCAACCGGCAAATCAGAAAAAGACAAAACCGTCAGCAAGTGGGACGCAGTCGGGCACACTCGTGCCGAATTGTTAGAAGTGACACCCCGCTACGACATGATTCGTGATTGCCTCAAAGGGCAGTATGCAATCAAAGCAAAGAAGACTGAATACTTGCCAATGCCCAACGCAGTGGACCGGTCGCAGAAGAACATTGATCGTTACGCTGAGTACCTAATTCGTGCAGTCTTCTACAACGTTACCGAACGAACGAACGAAGGTTTGGTTGGACAAATCTTTCTTCGCAATCCGATCCACAAGCTGCCCACATTGTTGGAGCCGTTAATCAAGAATGCAGACGGCGAAGGGCTCACGCTGACCCAAGTTGCCAAACGTACATGTGGGCACATGTTGCCATTTGGTCGTGGTGGATTGTTGGCTGATTTTCCGCATGGCAAAGACGGTAACGAAGCTGTTTCAAAGAAGGATTTGGAAGAAGGTAAGGTGACACCGACTGTCAAGTTTTACGCACCTTGGGATATCGTCAATTGGCAAACAGAAGTGATTGACGGCAAGACTGTTTTGACGATGGTAGTGTTGAAAGAATACTACGAGCATCGAGCGAAAGATAGCTTCGAAGTTACGAAGTACGAACAGTACCGCGTAATCGAATTGATCAAGGGTTGTGCCAAAGTTGTCATCGTGAAGTTTGGCGAAAAAGGTGACGACGTAAAGACTGAAAAGTATGACCTGTGCGACAGTGATGGAAAGCCATTTGATCACCTACCGTTCATCTTCTGCGGCTCCGAAAACAATGACGCACGAGTTGATGCTCCACCGCTTTACAACATGGCAGTGTTGAACGTCGGGCACTATCGCAATAGTGCTGACTACGAAGAATCTTGTTTCTTCATCGGGCAACCAACTTTGTTTATCAGCGGCTTGACTGACCAGTGGGTCAAAGACGTTTTGAAAGACAAAGTGCAGATGGGAGCCCGTGGTGGAATACCGGGACCACCGGGAGCCCGTGCTGACTTACTTCAAGTTGCACCCAATACAATTGCATACGAAGCGATGCTTCACAAAGAGAACCAAATGGTCGCAATTGGTGCCAAGTTGGTGGAGCGAAAAAGCAATGTTGAGCGGAAAGAAAAAGAGATCGAAATCGAAGCTGCGAGCGACGTTTCAGTTCTCACCAAGATCGCAATGAACTTGGAAGACGCAATGGTTCAAGCTTTGACTTTTTGTGCCCGTTTCGTCGGTGCCGAAGCCGAAGGAATCGAATACGAAGTCAACAAGATTTTCGATCTAACATCGTACACACCAGAAGAAGTTCGACAACTAAAAGAGATTTACGAATCCGACGATCCAACAATCTTGCCAGAAGAAATGCGTGCCGTCTTGGACCGCATGGGAATCACCAAGTTTGACTTCGTTGAATTCGAAACCAAAGTCGAGGAATTGAAAACGAAACGGCTCGCTCATAGCAAAGCCGTGATGGAAGCAACCACCCCACCCAAGCCACCGGGTGAATCGGGTACATCAAAAGGTGGAAACAATTAGTTAATCGTAGGGTCAGTGACCCGCAACCAAAGGTAGTACCTTCAAATGAGTCTTAAACCAAAATTAAACGCAACTGATCACGCCAAACTTGAAGCACCAATCAAAGCTTTGTACAAGCAAGTTGGTGACGAGTTTGTCTTACAAATAGCTGGCTTCGTAACTGACCAAGACCCCACCGCATTGCTCACTGCAAAGCAACACGAAGTGGACCGTCGCAAAGTTGCGGAGTTGAAGCTGAAAGAGATTGAAGACGAGAGAGCTGCCGAGATTCAACAAGCCACCACCGAAGCTGCCGAAGCTGCCCGATTGAAAGCGTTGGAAGACAACGACGTTGGTGCGATCACGACACAACTCGAAGACCGCATGACTGCGATGCAAACAAGTTTCGAGTTGCAGATCGCAGAGCGTGATGCAGCAATGGTCGCGGAGAAAGAACGCACTCGGCAGATGCAAATTTCGACGACCGCGAATTCAATGGCGGCAAAGATTTGCTTGCCCGGCGAGTACGCGGGTTTGTTGGCTCCCAAGATCGCCGCTCAGCTTGGTTTATCCGAAGCTGGACAAATCGGTGTGCTTGGTGCAGACGGGCAAATAAATCCTGGAATGGGGCTTGAAACCTTGGAAAAATCCTATGTTGACAATCCCGCGTATGCCGCTATGATTGCGGGTACAAAAGCTCGCGGAGCCAGTGGCACGCCGACGACCGGGGGAACTCCAGTGGAGATCGCCGGAAAGAAATGGAGCGAAGTAACGTCGGAAGAAAAGATTGCCCTAAAGCACAGTGATCCCGACGCATACGCTGCACTTCTCAAAACGAAGTAATCGTTAATGCAACCACTTGATTCGAATAAGGGATTCAGAAATGGCTAACGCAGACTTACGGGATATCATTGATATCGAAGTTTGGGCAGATTTGGAAGCGGAAAATGATCCGACCAAAACCGAACTTTACAAATCCGGCATCGTAGCTGCCGGTGACTTCTTCAACAACCTTGCTAACGCACCGGGCGAATCGGGCGAAGTGAACTTCTGGCGTGACATTGATCACACTTCGGAAGCGAACTACACGACCGACACGAACGCTGTTAGCACGCCGGAGAAGATCGTTCAAGACACCATGACGTGGCGTAAGAACCACTTGAACAAGTCATGGGGTTCGAAAGACCTAGTTCGCGAACTGCAATCCAATACGGATATAATGCAGCGTATTCGCGAACGTGTGGGCACCTACTGGACTCGCCAATGGCAGTCTCGTTTGATCTCCACTTCGATTGGTATTTTCAATGCCACCGTTAACGACAATGCTGCCGCTCAAATTGCTGGTGCATCTTCTGCCAGCGACATGGTTAACGACATTGCGATTGAAGACGGTGACAATGCCGCTGCAATCAACTTGTTCAACCGTGACGGTTTCATTGACGCCGTCTTCACGATGGGCGACAAAGCCGAAGGGCTTTCCGCAATGGTCATGCACTCAACGGTCCACAAGACTGTTGTGAAGTTGGATGACCATGAATACATCATGGATTCAACGGGAACAACTCGTATCTCGACGTACATGGGTCGACCGATCGTCGTTGACGATAATTGCCCCGTCATCGCTGGTACAACAAGTGGCTTCCGCTACTTGACCATGCTCTACGGTCCAGAAGCTTTCTCTTACGGAATGGGCTCAGCCACCGTACCAGTGGAAGTTGATCGCAAAGCGGATTCCGGTAACGGTGGTGGTGAGTCTGTGCTTTACACTCGCGAAACGTTCTTGCTGCACCCGCTTGGGTGGAAGAACAACAACGCGGTTGTGAATGGTCCACTTTACGCTGACGGCAATGCCCACCAGCAAACTCTTGCTGACTTGCAAGACGAAAGTAACTGGACACGGACACACCTTCGTAAGAACGTGCCGCTCGCGTTCTTTGTCACCAACGGCTAAACCGTTTAGCTGTTTTCCAGGAAAACGATTTCACTAAAGCATAGTCAAAACAAAGCGAGATAACGCAATGTTCCAAGCTGGTAATTACCAATTGTTCGCTGTCGCCGAAAGCGATGGCAGCAAAATCTTGGTAGGTCAGTCTGGAAATCTCCAAAGCGAACCGCAGATGAACGCATGGAGTTCCAGTGAAGCCACCAAGCGTCCCTTAACTGGGGATGAAAAATGGTTACTTGTTCACGAAACCGATTCTCGGTACGTGGCAAGTGAGATTCCCGCAGCGACCACGACCAGTAAAGGAACGTCAAGTTCTGGAATGGCTCCGGCAGCTGCACCAACCGTGACGACGTTGGATCAAACCAACCAGTCGCCGCAGCACGACGGTAATGTTGAGCGTAAGCCAAAGGGCAAGTTGAAACTTGCTTCACCGGCAAAACAACCGACGTTCTCCGAAGTCGCTGACTACGAGAAGAAGCAATCTCGTAAACGGCAACTACGAGCGTTTGAAGAAGAACAAGCTGTTCGTGAACAGTTGCGAGCCATTGGCAAGCGACCGAAAACGTCAACAGTAATTCCAAACGCTGCACAGTAGTTCCCTGCATGGGGGCAACGGTGTCAGCGGTTTGGCAATTGTTCGTTGTCACCGTTGTTTAATCAAGAAAGAGCGTCATCATGGCAGTCGCGTTAATAGTCGAAGACGGTTCAATCGTAGTCGACGCTAACTCTTATGTTGATCTCGTTGCGGCTCGCGAATTCGCGGACTGTCGCGGGATTGACCTAGCTGCCGATGACGAACTTTTGATTAAACATTTGATCCGGGCTGTGGATTACCTTGAAGCTCGACGTGACGAGTATCAAGGGTGCAAAGTAGAAATCACGCAACCATTGCAGTTTCCACGAAGCGATTTCATTTACGACGACTTCGACGTAACTAACGCTGTTGATCCTGATCCGTGGTTCATGCCCAAAGAACTTGCTTACGCTCAAACACAACTCGCGGCTGAGATACTTGTGGGCACGCCACTGTATCCACCGACTGTTGCTTCTCCAAGTAACACGGAAGGTGCAATCATCGAAGAAGTGATTGGACCCTTAAAGATCAAATATAGCGACGAGCATACTGACGCTCAATTGATCGGACCCCGCGTCGAGGGTCGACCAGTAATCATTGCAACAGTCGAAGTCTACCTAAAGCCACTACTTAAATCAATTTCAGGTTTCGAAACGATCCGAGTGTAATGTTACCCCAACTATTTGTTAATCCGACCGGCAGCGGCAATCACTCCGGTGATAATGAAGCTGACGCTATGTCTCCAGACGAAATGGTCGTGGATATGGTTGGTGGATTGAAGCAATACAACTTGAAGGGTGATTGCGAATTAACAACACTTGGAACAGTATTACCGTCAGCACCAACCCCAACCGACATAATTCGCATCGAAGGTTACAACACTGCACCCGGTGACGTGGTTGAAAAGTTTGCTCGCAAGTTTGACGGTGGTGGTTACATCGACACACCAATGCCGAAGTTTCAAGTTGGACCCGATGGTAACTTAACAGCTAGACTCGTACTAGGCGATTATACAGAACTCTTTGGTCTTGATATAACTAGCGGCAACGCAACTTCGGGTGACATGCTTGGAGCGGCTTTGAGTGGCACAATTTCGTTCTCAAAGTTCACGTCGCGTTCAAGTGCAATGGGCAACTTGTTAAATTGCAATTCAGATCAAGCCACTATCACTGATTGTGATTTTCTTGGAATTTCAGGAACGAACAACGACGGAGCATTGTTATCTCGCCAAAGTATCGAGCGTTGCTTCTTCAAAGATTTACGTTACGCATGTGAAGGGTCGGATTTATTTTCTACGGTTTCGCAATGTGTTTTTGATTCTTGTGTTCGAGCATACACCGCTCAAACCAACGTTGGTGTTTTCATTAACAACAGCGTATGGAACTGTGAAACGGGAATCTTTGGCTCGTCGTTTTCAACTCACAAAGTGTCATTGCAGAACAATGTTCTTTGGGGCAACAACATTGCAAACAGTTATCCGTACCGTGGTTGGTCGGTTGTGTCAATGCAATACTTAATCAACAACGCATGGGGTGGCTTCACTAACCAAGACCCACTTCCAGGAAACGCGAGACTGGTCAACAACTTACCGATCACCGAAGACCCGTTTAACGATCCAGCGAACGGCGACTTCCGACTCAAACGGACCATGTCCGCGTTGCGGTGCTACGACGCTCTACGGAACACGCTCGGTGCCGCACAGTCTGTTCCAGATATCGACAACAGCTTGACCCACACTGGATCATACGAGCGATTTTTGAACGCTGCAATTCGACTAATTGACCGCTTCGTCCCGAACCCGAATGTGACATGGTTGTCCAATCCAGACGGTGCGGTGACTGATCCAAATCAACCGTGGATACGTGACCTTGCTGACCCAAGTAAATACGACTCCCGCATTTTCTTCTTCCGTGACGATCTCGAAGATAGACAAGCGAAACGATATTTGAAAGATACCGAAGTTGTCGACGGCATGGTCAACGGATACATGTACTACACTGGCGACTTCGAGCCACAACTTAAAGATACAGTCGTGTTGAAGTCAACGGGCAAAGTGTTGACCATCGACGCAATCAATCCAATCCCACCAGCGGGGTTGCCAATCGTAATTTATGAAATTGAGTTTGGAACGTAGTCATGCCCACAACACATGTCAACGCGATGAACGCAATACGATCCAAGTTTTGGCTAACTTGGGTTGATTGGATCACAAACGGTGTTCCAACTGACATTCGCCAACCAGCGGGATCGCGAGATTTCCCATTGTCGTTACTGACGGCACCGGGGCAAGAAGCTTACGTTCCAGAAGTTGTTTGGCAAAATGTCGAACGCAAAGACCCAAATGATCATTCTCGACATTGGTGTCGATTTGTAACTGACGTTGTTAGTAACAACCAAGCTGCATTTCGCACGGACGACACGACTATCAGTGATAAGCGTGTCAAGTATACCGAGAAGGGAATTATCATTATCCAAATGTTTCTTTCGAAGTCAGCGTTTGAAAGTGACATTGACCGCAAGTTGTCAGTGATAGCTCGCGACATATTTCGAACCCGCAACAATCGGGACGCAGTGGTGTGGTATCAAAACCCTACCATTCGTTATTTGAAGCCCGAAGAACGGTGGTTTCGATCAAATGTTATTGCTGAATACGAATTCGATGAACATGTTTAAGGAATATACCTATGGGTGCAAGCCTAAAGAAAATTGACTCAAACATCACTGGACTTGCGATTGCTCAAGAAGCATCTCTTGGGACGCTACCAGATGGTGTTACTCCTGATTTTACAATCAGCGCGTTGACGGCTAACGATGCCGCAATCTCTGCAATTGATGTTCAATGGAACCAAGACTTGAAACGCTTGACCATTGAAGCAACCACCGGACCCAACGTTACCGGAGATAATATCTTCATGGCAATCGTTCGCGATGCCGGTAACGTTGGTGTGTTTACAACCGACGTTGGCGATCTCGTAGTCCAGCAAGGTGGCATCGGCTACACCGAACGCGGTAACCCGCTCGATGCGATGGCAGAATGGTCGCCGAACAACATTCCTGGAGCCCAAGGGGTTACGCTCGGCATCGTTGCTGATATCGGTAACTACTACGAAGCTGGTGATCGCTTCATCATTGTCATTGGAACCGTACTTGCTGATCTCGCTGACCATCCCAACACGTTCGACGAGTCGACGTTCAAGGATATCTTGATCACCGCAATCGGTACTGGTCCAGTCGAATGGTTCAACCAAGAACCAAACGAGTACGACGACTTTGGTGCTGAGATCGAAACGACCGCTCGTGAAACAATCAACCCTTCTCGTCAAACGAAAAAGGGTGTTGTTACCGATCTCGACGCAGACGGTGGTTTTCAAACGGACTTGACGCAAAGTAACATGCAACGCAACTTGCAAGGTTTCTTCTTTGCCGACGCTCGCGAGAAAGCTACAACCGCATCGATCACAGTGCCGTATGCAACGCGGACTCAAGTTGCGATCGGGGACGATGGTGTCCTTACTTTCGGTGGTGACATTGCTACTCAATTTCGCGTAAACGATCTCATTAAAGTTTCCAACGCAATCAATGATCCCAATAACCGTGTGGGACTTACGCTGTCAATTGATGCTGGTGACGAACTCACAATGGCAAGTATTGCTAGCTTGGTGAACGAAAACACCGCAGCGGTGATTGCCGAAGTGGTTGGACACCAGTTGGCCGATGGAGCAACGGGTATCACGTTGGCTCAGAACACGATGACGTTGACGAACGCACTCGATGACTTCACGTTGCTTGGGTTGATCCCCGGCGAGTGGATTTACATCGGTGGAGATCTTGACGAGCATAAGTTCAACAAGAACGGTCCCGGTTTCGCTCGTGTCGTTTCTGTGACCACCGACTCGTTGGTTGTTGAGCAAGTGAGTTGGGCTTCACCACAAACCGAAGCTGCACTTGCTGGTAAGTCGATTCGATTGTTCTTCGGAACTGTGATCAAAAACGAAAAGCTTTCGAGCTTGATCAAGTGCCGAAGTTACCACATTGAGCGAACGCTTGGTGAAGACTCATTCGGAACTCAATCCGAATACTTGGTCGGAGCCGTCGCTAACGAAATGACAATGAACTTCTCGTCGACTGACAAGTTGACCGTGGACATGTCATACGTCGCGACCGACAACGAGCTTCGCAACGGAGCCGAAGGAGTTCACGACGGTGATCACTACGCACCACCGTTCGAAGATGCGTTCAACACTACGTCGAACATTCATCAAATGCGAATCTATGTTCACGACAAAACTGCCGTGACTCCAGGATCGTTGTTCGGATTCGTTGAAGAAGGTGAATTGGTAATCAACAACAACGTGAGCGGACTGAAAGCAATTGGCGTGCTTGGATCATTCGATCTGAATGTGGGCAACTTCGACGTGACTGGTGAACTGAGTGTTTACTTCGCAACGGTTGAAGCTGTTCGAGCCGTTCGCAACAACGCTGACGTTGGCTTCAATGTCATCGGAACCAAAGACAACGCTGGATTCATTTTCGATATCCCACTCTTGTCGCTTGGCAACGGTCGAAACGCTGTTGAAAAAGACACACCTATCATGCTCCCGCTGGAGAAGATGGGTGCCGAAAACGAACTCGGTTACACCTTGCTGTCGTGCTGGTACCCATACTTGCCAAATGCAGCAATGGACGAGTAAACGATTCTTATGGGGTCTTGCGACCTAGCCGCAACAACCGGGAAGGGCTTTAAGCAAGACCGGTATTTTATTTCTACAATTGCCTAACATGGAGTGCCCACAATGGGACTAAGAAAGAAGTACGGAACAGATCAGTCAAAAGTCAGCGAGGGAGTTGACTACGTCATTGATCGTTACGAAAAAGAAACCGATAAGACTGGCGAAGACGGCAAGCCCGTAATGGAACAAGTTCAAGCCATAGTCAAACTTTCGTTTATGTCCGCAGCAAGTAACGAGCGATTCGAAAAAGAAGTTTCTCGTTTGTCCAAGCCGCATCGTCGTCAACTGACTAACAACACGTTGGACGCAGTGACGAGCCGGTTGATCACAATCAAAGCGTTTGTTCGCACAATCGTTCTCGGTTGGGAGAATGTGGTTCTCAACGAAGAAGAAGGTCCACTGTTGTTCAACGAAACCAACGCAATCACGTTGTTTGAAGAACTGCCGGAACTCTACGACGAGTTGTTGCAAGTCTCCAGCGACCGCAGTTTGTTTGGTGTTGAAGACGACGATCCAGATGCGGACAAAGCCGCAGCAAAAAACTCACCGAGTTCTTCCAGCACAAACTCGACTTTCCCGACAGCGGAGAAACCGCATCTGGAGAAGGAAAGCTTGCCCGGCAGTTAAGAAAAGCGGGCATGACTGATAATCGGGCACTCAATCCACCCGAATTGATAATCGGATTGTACTTTTACTATACGGCATTTCTGGAACTATCAACTGAGCGATTGTTTGACGGTGGACCAATACCACTGAGTGCAATGAAGACTTTTGCTTTGAGACACGAACTCGACAGTGACCAGTTCCAGGATTTGCTGTTCTTTACGAACAAGCTTGACATAACCCTAGCGGAACACATTGCCAAGAAAAGTCGTAAAGATTCCAAGATCAAAGGTAAGTAAGTGGCGAAGCGAACATTACTTGGGTTAGCTGGCAGAACGGATCGTATGACCAAGAAGCTAGATAAGAAACGAGCCCAACTAATTCGACTCGTCGCATTCAACACTTTGGTCGAATTGGTCACTTCAACACCGGTTGATACGTCGACTGCATTGTCAAACTGGCAAGTCGCAATCAACGAGCCGGTAATGGCAGCGATCAATGCTCACTTTGAGGGTCGGTTTGGGTCCACGGCTTCTGCGTCAGTTTCGGCAGCAATCCGTGCGGCTCGTTCCGAACTCAAAACTCTTAAAGCCGGTGACGTGGTCAACTTGTCGAACTTGGTTGACTACATCGAACAGTTGAACAACGGGAGTTCGGCTCAAGCACCAGCGGGATTCGTCCAACGTGCCATACTTGTGGGCAGAGAAACAGTTAAAGCGTTCAAAATGGATTTGTAAACGATGGCAGACGAACGAATTGATATTGAGATACGGGACCGTATCAATAGTCGAATCCGTAAGAAGATCAAGGCTATCGGGACCGCAGCACGAGCTTCTAGTGTTGATATCGGAATTCTCAAGAAAGCACTCAACTTCAACAATCTTAATCTCGGTCTTCGCAACACAGGGATCGGTAAGATTGGTGCGGAAATGCAGAAAGCTGCATTGAACGCTGACAAGCTCGCACTTTCACAAAATAAAGTTGCGACAGCGTTGGTGAAGCTTGGACTTGAAGAACAAAAGCTCGCAACAGTCCGATCACAAGCCGCAGCGAAAAGTGCGATTGCTCAACAGAAGTATCGCCAAGAGATTGCCAAGACCATGACGGCACAGAGTGCCCGCGTTCACTCTGCAATGCTCGGCGAACAGAAAATTCAACAAGCTCAAAACAAAACCGCAATAACAGCTAGACAAGTTAGTGCTGCGAATGAGCGGTTAACGCAAGTTCAACATAGAACTGCGGTATCGGCAAGTCGCTTAGCAGTTGAGCAAAACAAAGTTGCGATCTCGAACAATCAAGTTGCGATCAGTGATAACAAGTTGTTGATCTCGCACGATAATGTGAAGATTAGTGCCAACAATCTCGCATTGAGCAATGACAAGTTATTGATCTCAAACGACAAAGTGAAGTCGTCGGTAAACCAGTTGGCAATCGCTGACGAAAAACTATTTATCGCAGAAAACAAAGCCAAGACCAGTGCTGTTCAATTAGCTGCCGCAGAAGCTCGTCTAGCTGCACAACAAGCTCGTTTGGCGGCAGCGACAGCGAATACCAGTAGAAGTCAATCAGCGGGCACAGCGTCGTCCAGTCGCTTGAGTTCTGCGTTGTCAGTTCTCAGCACTCGACTGATTGCGGTGGGTCGCGGAGCGGCAACTGCGGCTCGTGGTCTAATGAGCTTCTTCCGAACAATTCGAGCGGTGCGAACTGCAACAGTTGGTGCGGCACAGACAATTCGTTCGTTCTTGTCTGCATTCTTATTGATTGGTGCCACTGGTGGTATCTTCCGGCAACTAGATGCGTATCGACAATTGCAAAACCAATTGCGAATCACCACGGACTCGCAAGATGGTTTGAATAAGATCACCAAGGAAATGTTCCAGATTGCCGACAAAGCTCGTGTGCCGGTAACGTCACTTGCGAAAACGTTCCGGCGATTCGACTTTGCGATCCAGAACTTGGGTGGTAGTCAACGCGAGTCATTACGACTGACTGAAACCGTTGGTAAGTTGCTCACGCTATCCGGCTCGACTGCGGAAGAAGCCGCGAGTTCGTTGCTCCAGCTTTCGCAAGCGTTCAACAAAGGTAAGCTTGACGGTGACGAGTTTCGATCAGTTGCGGAATTGATGCCGCAAGCGATTCACGAGATCACTAAAGTGCTTAAAATTTCACGCGGTGAGATTTTCAAGTATTCTGAAGAAGGTAAGATTACGGTTGACGTGTTGCGAGAAGCATTTGGCAATCTTGCTAAGCAAGTTGACCGCGACATGAAAAAGTTGCCACGAACAATTGAACAAGCTTGGACTCAGCTAAAAAACGCAGTCACTCAGTTCTTCGGCGAGTTGAATGAGAAGTTCGGCTTCACTGACGGAATCATTCGCTTCATTGATTCGATTCGAAACAACTTACCCGCTGTTGTTCGCTGGGTGCGTGCATTCGGTGCAGCGTTGGCAGTGGTTGCAGCGTCGGGAGCGTTAGCTTTACTGTACCCACTGACTTTGTTCTTCGTTTCGTTACCGGGTCAGATTACACTCGCCACGGGATACCTTACTTTCTTCGCTGATCAAATCAAAGTTGGTACGACTGGAATCATAACGTTCCGTGACGTAGCTTGGTCTTTCTTTACGAAGCTGCCGGGCTTGATTGCGGAGTTGTTCAAGGTGACTGGCGTTTCCGGTTTCTTCGAGAACGTCTTTGGCGATCCACAAAAAGTGTTCCAATTGTACACTGCGTTGATCATGGGTTTGAAAGACGCTATCGTTAACTTGATCTCGTTCGGGCAAGCCCTTTTTTCAACTTGGAAGTCATTGTCTTGGGGTGACATTGGTATGTTGTTCCTTGAAGGTTTCGTTAACGCGGCTCGTACAATATCAGTTATGTTTCTCCAAGTCATCAAAGCTTTGATTCCACCGATCATCAAAGCGTGGGACTACGGAGTGCAACTAATGATTCACTCCATTGCCAACTTGTTTGAAGCGTTTCCCCAAGGTGCGAAGTGGGCTTTCGGAATTGACGATAACGCGATTGCAAACATTCGCGAAGCTGCCACTGCGTTTAAGACGGACTTCAAACCAGCGGTCGATGGTGTTCAGCTTGCAATGGAAGCAATCAACACTACCGCAGATGATATGACTCCCGTAACACGACGTGCTGCGGCACACTTCGGTGCGGAATGGACAAACGCATACCAGCGAGCCCAAGGTGCATTCAAGGGTTTCCAAAAAGAAGTGATGAAAGACGCTATGGCTAACGCTCGCTTCCGAATCGAAGTCAACGGAACTGCGTGGCAAAAAATCCAACTGACTGCGTTTGATTCGATGCGAAAGATAAACGAGAACTGGCGTGCAGTGAGTCAAGAAATGGTTGCGAACCAAACTGCCGCCGCCAATGGCATGACGCAAAACTGGTCAACGACATTCGAGACATTTTATAGCATCGCAAAGATTGTGGGCAACGCAATCTTAGGTATCTTGCAACAACTCGGTGCCGAGATTGCATCGACTGCGAACAACCTACTGAGTATTGCGAACAAAGCAACTGGCGGTTTGATCCCGAAACAAATTAGCGGTGGTGCTGTTGGTCAAGGGGTTGGCTTCGCGTTGGGTGGTCCGACCGGTGGGACACTTGGTCAAGGGCTTGGTTTGTTCGCGTCGGGTGGTGGTGACGCTAACTTACGTGGAGCATCAGAAGACATTAAGAAAACTGAGAATGCGGTGTTGAGTTTGGGCAACGCAATTGGAACGGTCAAGCAAGGTGTGAATGATTTCTTCGAAGGTTTCAAAGCGTTGGAAGGATCGTGAACTAACGGCGAATGTCTCCCCGGCGGGGTGGATGGACCAAACATGATGCACCGAATGGGTGTCTCAACTTTTCAAGCCGCTAGTGGCATGAAAAGTTACTGGAGACAAGCAAACAAAGCGTGGCAAGAGCAAAACAAACTCCAGGAAACAGTACCGTTCGGTTCGGGCTCAACATGACAGGGTGGTGGCTGTTTTGACAGCGCCGCTGGTGCAGCGGGTAAATACGGACAAGCATTGCAAGGTGCTTCTGCCCAACAGGGTAGATTCAACAATTTAGCTCAGCAAGGTATTGGTGGACTTGGAAGTTCGCTCAGTGGATTTGCTAATCAATCACAGTCAGTAATCGGCTCAGTGTTCGGCAACTTGCAAAGTGCGTTGAGCAACTTTGTGCGAACTGGAAAGCTCGACTTCAAAGAGTTGATGCGATCTATCCTTGACGATCTACTGAGAATGCTGACGAATAAACTGTTCCAACAATTCATGCAAGGATTTGGTGGGGGTGGCTTCGGTGGTGGTGGTGGTGGGGGTGGATTGTTTGGTGGTGGTGGTGGTGGACTATTCGGTGGGGGTGGTGGATTGTTTGGGGGTGGTGGATTTC